CGCCTTCGCGCAGGGTGATCTGGCCGGGGGCCACATAGACCGCCGGCGCCTCGGCGCCAAAACGCTTGACCAGGTTGTCGCCATCGATCTCGGGCAGCGCGGCGACGGCGGCCAGCTTGAGGCCAAGCGGGGAATGTTTGACCAGGGCGACCAAGCCGTCTTCGCACTCAGCCAGCATGGACGTTCCCCTGGATTCTTGACTGGATGCGCGCCTGGATGACGTCCAGGATGTCGTCGCGATCGTCGTCGGAAACGCCGAGGAACGGCCGCGCCGGCATGGTGACCTTCTGGACCTGGGCGAAACCGCCGTTGGCCAGGCGAAAACGCAGCGAGCCACCCTTGGCGTGGATCTCGCCGCCGAACTGATGGATGGCGGCGTAAATGCGGCTGACGCCCCACTCGGCGAAGTCGCGGCCGTGACGGCCGGAGATCGAGCCGGAGAGATGGCCATCCTTGGTCAGGGTGCGTCCGCCGGTGATGCGGGCGCGCAGGCTCGGCTTCCATTTCTGGCCATCCGGCCCGGTCTCGGTGCGAAAGCGCAGGCGGGTGCTGCTCTCGCCCAGGGCGGCAACGTCGGCCATGACCCGGCCGGCATCCCGGCCCAGGGCGATCAGGCTGCGCAGACCGGCGTGCAGCTGGGCATCGTTGATCTGGTAGGAAAAGCCGACCATCAGCTCAGCCCTCCGTTCGGCCGGCGAGCGAAGACGCGGTCGGGGCTGGTCATCTCGACCATGCCGCCCTGTGCTGCGGGCGCGGTGTCGCCGGTGGCGGTGGTGCCCAGGCTGACCTTGCCTGCGGCGATGTCGCGCAGCACAGCCACGGCCGCGTCGCGACGTTTCTGGATGGTCTCGGTCGCCTGGTCGTCGTAAAGGTGGTAGCGCACCAGGTCGCAAGCCAGGCGCTTGACGATCGAGGGCGCCGGGGTGAGCGGCACGCTGTAGCGGGTGGCCACGTAGCCGTCGATCTCGCTGTCGGCGTCAGCCAGCGCCTCGTTGATCAGCGCCAGCGCCGCCGCAGCGGCTGCCTGCTCGGGTGCGGTAAAGCCGGACATATCGCCGCCGGCCGCCGCCGTCCGCAACATTGCGGCGGTGACCAGACGCGGGATGCTCCGATCGGTGCGCTGGGCGATCTCTTCGGCGTCAAAACGCTCCAGCAGATTGGCGGCGGTGGCGTAGGTCATTGCGCGTTACTCGGCGATGGGTAACACGACCAGCATCGGCTCGGCGAGGATCTGCGCGATCTGCTCGGCGGTGAATTCATCGATGTCGACCGTGACTTCCTCGGCCGGCCAGGCGCGCCCGGCGCGGCGGAAGCCGGCGGCCAGCGAACGCACCTGCAAGCGGGATGCTTCGGCGGTGGCCTTCGCCTTCTCGGGCGCGGCGGCGGCCTTCGTTTTCTTGTCTTCTGCCATGATGATCTCCTGGTGTTTAGGCGCTGCGGACTCACAAAAGGCGGCCGGTCTCCCGACCGCCTTCAATCAGTCAGCAACCGGCAATCAGCCCAGACGCGGATCGACGACGAGGTTCACCGCCTTGTAGTTGGTGTTGCTCTCGCCGCTGGCCAGGTATTCCTTCATCAGGACCGCCTCGGCCTCGGCGCGACGGCTGGGGCCGCACACCAGGTGCGTGGCGGTAACGCCGATCACCGAGCCATCCGGCCGGCGCTGGGTTTCCATCGCCAGGCGTGCGGCCGCGAAGGCGGCAGCATCGAGCGTCGCCTTGGAGCCGTAGGCCAGCTGGTGGAAGCCGAAGCCGGCCACATAGCGGGCATCCGCCCCGTAGAGGAATTCCTTGTTCATGAACACGTACTCGGAATCCGGGCGAGTCAGCGAAACGAACTCGGCCTTCTTGCGCTCCTGGAAGATCAGCGGCTTCATGAAGGCGCGCGACAGATCCATCAGGAACCACGGCGCGCCGGAACCGCCGCCGGTGTTGCTGTATGACGTCTCGGCACCGGCGGCGGTGTAGCCGACGTGATCGGTGTCGAAGAAGTACTGGCCGTCGAAGCCCTTGGTGGCAAAGCCGGTGGGCAGCAGGCCCCAGACCAGTTCGTCCGGGTGGCGCGCGACCACCTCGCCCTGCATTGAGAGCATGGGCGTGTAGATGCCCAGCTTGTCGTCTTCGATGTTCTCGCGCTTGACCCCGATGGTGTGCTCGTAGGTCTTGTTCTTGAGCTGGGCGGCGCTGGCTTCCAGATTGTTGATCTGGCGCTGGCCGACCCACTCGCGCATGCCGGGCAGTTCCTTCATCCAGCCGTAGTTCTCGGTATCGGCGGTGGAGGGCACGCGCATGGCGACCAGGTCGAGCGTGGATTTGACGGAGCCCAGCCCTTGCAGGAAGGCGGCGTTGAAACCCTGTTGCAGGGCGAGCAGTACGGCGGCGGTAATTTGCATGGTGGGACTCCCTTATTGGCCGATCTTCACCCACACGCCATCCGCATCGACGGCGATGATCTTGCCGGCGACGGAACGGGTGTTGGTGGCGGAGGTTTTGGCGACCGTCTGGTCGTCGACGATGTAGCAGTCGGCACCGACGTCGGCCTGGGCGATCAGATCGCCGGCGGACGAGTTGCCGAACTTGAAGGTGCCACGCTTGACCTGCACGGATACAGCGCCGTCGGCGCCGGCAGTGTTGTCGACCGTCTCCTCGAAGCGGCCGATGGCGATCAGGCCGGTGGCGGTGGTGCCCGGTGCGGCATAACCGGCGTTGAGGACGGCGATACCGCCCTGGATCGGCTTGACCGATGCCTTGACGGGATAGCCGACGACGTCGCCGGCGCGTTCCGGCGTGTTGCGAGCAGCAGCGAGAGCAGTCATTGCTTATGCCTCCAGTTTGCCGGCGGCGAATTGGTCGGCGGTCAGGCCCAGGGCCTTCATCACCGCCATGTCGGCGTCGGTGAGTTGAGAAGTACCGGCACCCTTGCCAGCGTTACCGCCGGTCTGGGTCTTGCCCGGCGTGACGACGGCGGGCTGTGCGTCGATGAATCCCTTGAGCGACGCCAGGTCACCGACCAGCTTGCGGGCATGCGGCTCGGTGGCCGGGGTGAGCTTGCCGGCGGCCAGACCGTCGGCGATCACCTTGTCGATCTCGGCCTGCGCCTTCTCTGCCTTCAACGCGGCCAGCTCGGTAGTCGCGGTGGCCAGCTCGCCGCGCACGGCGGTGAGCGTGGCAACTTCGACATACTTGGCCGGGTCGGGCGGGGTGGTCTGCATGGCGCCGCGCAATGCGGCCAGTTCGCCAGTGTGGGCGGTTTTCAAGGCACTCAGCGCAGCGAGCGCTTCGGCCTCGGTGGCCGTCTCGGGCAAACCGAGCGCGGCGAGCAATGCTTTCATGGGCATCTCCTCTTCGGGTTGGACTACAAGGGAAAACTTCGCGGCCAGGGCGGACATGGCCGCCAGATCGGTCAAGCCATCCAGGCCGGCGAAATTGGTGAGCGCGGCGTGGGCAATGGCCAGCACGCGGCCGGTGTGCTTGTCGTAGGAAAAAACGGGGCTGATGTAGCGGTATTGCCTGGCAGCGATCATTTCGGCGGCCTGCGCCGTCCATTCGACGTCGACGGCATAGAGACCGTCGCCCTTCGCCTCCAGCTTGCCGATCCAGCCGGCGGCCGGGGCGGGCTTGCCGTTGATTTCGGCGTGCAGGGTCTGGTGCTCGTAGTCGATAACAGGGGGCTGCTGCGCGCTGAATGCGGCAATCACGCGGCCCGCAATGGCCTGGTTGATGCGCCATGCGGCCACATCCATCTCACGCCCATCGGCGGGCGTAAAGTCTTGCGCGGGAGTCAACTGCAGCAGCACCCGGCCTGCAGGCATACCCGGCGCGGAGACGCCAGCATTGGAAGCGGCGAACGAACAGGCCGCGATGGCTATTGCAATGGTGGAGAGAGGGAGCGCTGTGCGAGGCATGCCGCCATGATTGAGAGCGCAGCTCTTGAAGAAGAAGTAAAGCGTTTTACTATTTGCGCCGTTCTAGCGCTGGCGCGTTGCACGCCAGCGTGGGGCTGGCGCGCGCCCTATGCGTCGTCGTCATCCAGGCCTGGCAAGCGGCCCTGGCGGCGGCGAAACATTTCCTGCTGCCATGCGCCCACGATCTGGCGCACGCGCATGGGGGTGAGGTCGTATTTGTCAGCCAGCACCTCGTAGTCGCCCCGAAACTCCTCGCACATCTTGCGGTCGCGCGCTGAAAGGTGCACCGCAACACCCTTTGCAAGGTAGATCGCGCGCCCGCCTTTTTCATTTGCCAAGTGCTGCAGTTGAATGACCGCCACACGGGCCATGGCCCCCAGCACAGCCAACCAGCTGGCATCAGGCTGCGCCTGGCC